GAAATGCGGGCCTTTTTTTGTCCAATTGAATAGGGTTAGTCCAAAAAAATTGGGTTAGACGCCTTGCGCCTTGAGTTTTGGACGCGGATATTAGATGCATCCAGAAGAGGTGCATATGGCCAGACCAAGAATCCATGACACAGGACTTCCGACACGCGTTTTTTGCCGGAGAGGGAAGTACTACTACGTCGTCTCCGGGCAATGGCTCCCACTCGGCGCGGACAAGGATGATGCCGTCTCCAAAGCGGAGGCCATGAACCAGCTGTCTGCTGATGCTCGTTTGGCGGCAATGGCGTCGGCCCGCTTCATCGCTGATGACATCCGGGCCGAAATCATGGCTCGCGACAAGTACGCATGTGTGTACTGCGGCGCGGAATCAGAGTTGGAGCTGGATCACGTGATCCCATTCCAGTCGGGCGGCGCCACCACAAAGAACAATCTGGTGATCGCCTGCGCATCATGTAATTCATCGAAGTCAGACGCCACTCTCCCAGACTTCATGGCACGGCTGCACAAAGTCGTAGAGAGGGTCATCGAGAAGCATCTCGCCTACACGTAACGCTCGGAGTCGCTGCACAGGTAGAGACAGCCCGTGCGCTGGCCTTGGCCGGCGACTGTCGCGTGGGGTGCGAGGGACGCGCGCACGGGCTGCGGGGCGAGTGTCGCGCGGGGGTGGGCAAGCTCGAAACCGGTGATTGGGCTGAGTGGGCGTCAGGGATTGCCGCGCGGACCGGAAGGCACATATCCCGTGGCGTGACGCGCCATGCGTCAGCACGCACAAGGAGCGCGCCGATCTGTGCTCGGGCCGCGATGACGGCGGCTCTGAGACAAGCTCCCGCTCATCAAGGGCTAAAGGGAATGCGGCGAATCGCCCTGACCGGATTCCGGCTGTTCTTAGACTGCGATGACTCTGCTCCATCATTCATCCGGCGTGCCCACTTACCGCCGGCGCCGGATTCGGAAGATGTCATGTAATAGACGATGGCCTGATAGGCCTCAGCCTCTCCGGGCTTGAAGCCCGCAGGCGACGACGCATTGGCCCGGAGGTTGGTGTAGCACAAACCCAGCTCATTTCGTGACGGCAAGTACCAATCTTGGAATCCGGCAATGCTCAAGTTGCGGCAGTAAACCGCGGCTTCTGAGGTTCGGGCGCCTTGGCTGAGCAGCGCAATCGTATTGGACCAGCCATCGGTCGAGCTTGCCGCGCCGGGCGCTGCGACATTCGCGGTTAGGTATTGGAGCGATGCCCCCTCGAACTGTTTTGGGCACACGATGATCTTGTAGTTCGACCCGCCGTAAGAAATGTCGCCCGCGTAGAACCCGCCGCCATAGGCTTGCCCGATGACCGTAGGGAGTGGCGGAGGTGCGGGCGTTCCGGAGGTCATCATCCCGCCTTTCCAACCGATGAGGCTCACGCCGCGATGCCCTGCATCACATACTTCCACCGAACGCCTTGATCATTCGTAGAGATGACCATCTCCGTTCTTGCGTTCGCCGCACTTTGTATCTGGGCATCACTTCCTGCCAAGGCTTTGAAGCTGCTTGGCAGCCCAAGCGTTCTGCCGCCTGTCGCATCCTGCACGATCTCGATGCTGATAGATGCTCCGATGTTCTGGGCGGGTGGATTTACCACCTCCAGATCCCCGCTTGCCGACATAGTGACGACGAAGTAGTCCCCTAAAGCAGCATCAATGGAAACCGGACCTGTAGAGGCGTGATTGATGTTTGTTACCGTCCGCCGGTTAACGCCACCACCGCCACCGCCACCGCCGGCTATCGCATCCGCGACGGCGCGCTGGCTTGGCGCTTTGTTCGACACGCCTGGGTCTATGAAATCGTCGACGACCGACTGACGTGCGCGGTCTATGGTGAAGTACAGGCTATCGACGCCCTCCGGCAGGTCGTCGGTCGTGGCCTCGCTGGTGCCGGACACGCGGCCGAACTGGTCGCGCGTGATCGCGAACAGCGCCCCCCCGCCGCTGTCGGGGATTTCTTCGAGCGACAGAACTGTTGTCGGGCTAGCCAGCCCCAGGTTGTCCCAAGCCGGATCTCCGGGCCGCCCCTCGTCGATACCAGCCCACAGATAGCCTGCGACCAGGTACGCATCACCGACCACGACGACGGGCGGCAGGTCGGACTCATTGGACAGCTCGCCCTTGAAGTCGTAGGGGCCGTAGTCAAGAGTCTTGGCAAGCCCGGTCCCGACATCCACGCCCTCGGCGTTAGACCAAAAACCGAGCGCGCCATCGGCGTTGGCGCCGTAGAACGTGCGGGCGGCAGGCGCCGGGGTGTCACCCCGCAGCTGGATGCGGACCTGTCCGTCCGATAGCTGCCCGAGCGTCTGCACGCTGTTGACGCCGAGGAGCGCCGTGTCGCGGGTCAGGAAACTGCCCGCACCCGCGTCGGCCAGCTGTTGCCGGATCTCGCGCAGGGCCGCCCAGATCTCCTCCAGCGAGCGCGCGCCGCCCAGCTGGGAGAGGTAGTTCCGCCATGGCCGGGTGATGATTCCTCCGGGGCCGGCGATGGGCTCGCTGGGCTTCGGAATGCTGCTGGTCATCCGGCCTTCGTCCCGAACGCGACCCACCGCACCTCAACCGCCGATGTCATGTTCCAGCCGCCAGCGTTTGAATCGACGTTAACGTCGTAGTTCAGCGTGAAGCCGTTGGGCGCAATCGCGGTAGTGGAGGAAACGCCGGTGGCATCGAAGGCCGACGAGCTGTAGCTCGACACCTGGGCCAACACGGTCAGGCACTCGGTGAACGTGCCAGTGGGGAACGTGACGGACGACGTGGCGCGATGGGTGCCGGTCGGCTGCAGGGTGGTCTTGCCGGTGAGGATCACGAACTTGTTGCCTTCACCCGCGCCGATCGACACGCCGCCGCCGGTGATTGTGATGTCAGGCTTCGGAGGCTCTGGAATCTCTGGCAGCGGGATCCAAAGAGGGTTGGCGCCGTCAGTCGAGAGGATCCGATTCGCCATGCCGGACGGGTCAGGGAGCATGCGCAGCACTGACCAGAACATGCTGACGCCATCGTTGGTCAGGAAGCGATCCGCCTGCAGAGCCGGAATGGTGGCGCCGGCCACTTGGCCTGACGTGTAATCGCGCGTCCAGATCGTCTCGCCCGACGCGCTCACCGCCTTGACGCTGTACTCGCCGTCCAGCCAGATGGCGAACTCGGCGCGGCCCGCGGCGTCCAGCGGCACCGGGTTCGGGTTGAGCACGGTCATGGCCTCGTCGGACCAGGTGTCGCGCGGCGTCGTGGTGCCCTTGTCGTAGAACTGCAGGAAGCCTCCGGCCAGCAATTCGTCGCCGGAGAGATCGCGGAACACCGGCGCGGGGTCAAGGAATTGGTAGGACATGCGATCTCCGGGCAAAAAGAAACCCGCTCGAGGCGGGCTGTCTGGGGTTTGAGGGGTCGTGCGTGAGCGCCGCCCGGTGTAGGCTGGCGGGCATGGCAGATCAGAGCTTCACTATCGCGCTTCTATTGAAGCCGGCCCTACTTGTCTTGGCGCTTGGGCTGATTTACGGCGCAATGTGGCTACTGTGGAAGTGGATGCCGAACGGGTGGCTAAAACGACTGCTGTTCTTCCGCTTGTGGGGGAAGAACGACCCTGCGCCATGGGTGCAGGCCCCGAAGCGGATCAGTACTGACTTGGGCCGAATTCGTCCGCAGGAACCGGCGTCCCTCCCACAACGTCAATCTCAAGACCGCCGCCACCCGCCGTCGCAGCGCTGACAGCCCCGGCAGCGCCCCCAAGCTGGGTGAGCGCCTTCGTAACGATCGTCTGACCGGCAGGCGGCAATGCCGCGATGACCCGACGCGCCTCTTCTGGATTCGCGACGAGGTAGGCCAGCCGTTCCTTGATTCGATCGTTCCGCGACTTATCAAGCACGCCAACAAAGTCGCGGATGTAGGGCCCAACCATCGGGATCTGCCCCGCGAGGCCACTGCCAACGCGCCGCGTCAGCTGGTTATCTAGTGCCGTCCGCTCGAACGTCTGCGAGTTGCCACCGCTACCGGCCGTCGCACGGAACGCTTGCCGCTCCAGGTCGTCCTGGATCGCTTTGATGATCGCGATGTCGCCGGCCTGCAGGATGTCGTTCGCCTTAGCCTTGCTGAAGCCTGTCGCCTTCGCGGCGATGTCATCCAGGCTCCGAGATTTCCTGCTGAACTGGGCCGGCGTCAACACCTGCGCGCCGGTCACTGGATCAAGAATCGCCGAACCGGACTTCGCGTCAATGAGAGATTGACCGACCTGCATCCGATTGATCGGCACCGACATTTCACGATAGCGATTCAGGTACTGCCCGAACGTCGGAGATGCCTTGGCGATCTCCTCGTCAAGCTGGCTCTTGAACTGCATCAACTCTCTAGTAGCGGCGCGCGCATAGCTCTTGTCTCCGCCCGCCTTCCCGCTCAGGAGGTCATCGACCGTCTTGCGAACGTTGTACAGGCCGAACACATCGTCGCCGGCATTCGACAGTGCAGCATTCACGTCGCGCAGTGCCGACTGCACTGCAGGACGTGTCGCCGACTGCTCGATCTGACCCGCCAGAGACTCCCGAATCGCTGAAACGTTGACGCCGCCATCCTGCATGGCGCTGTCGAGAAGTTCCGCAGTCTCGCGTGTACGCGCCGCTCGTGCCGCCGACAGCGCCGCCCCGTCACCCGCAAACCCCTCGATCGCCTGCACCCGAGCCGCATTATTAGAACGGTCGATAGCATCGAACTGATTACTGGTGGAGCGCATGTTCCGCTCGAGTCGCGCGATCCCGGGGTCCAGAGTTTCCTCGGCGAGGGTGCGATGGACTCCCGGAACGGCAGAGGGTGCGGCGCGCGTGAGCGCTTCCGGAGCGCTAGCCTGCTGGGAAAGGATGTTCACGGCTGCACGGTCCGCGCTATCGAGCCCAGGCCGGCGCAGTCCGCGAAGGGCATTTATGCCCATGCCTGCTCCCTTCAGAGCTGCGGCACCTGCCCCACCCGCCGCACCACCCGCAAGGGCGTTGAGCCCGAGACTCTCCCCCGTCGCCGTCGGCTGCAGAGCGCCAAGCACCGCGCCCTGTGCAGCATTGCCGCCGATAGTGGCCGGCAGGAAGGCCGCGCCAGCACTCGTCGCTTTCAGCCCCATCGCAGGCGTCAGAATCTGCGACATCAGGCCGAGTGCATTACCGACCTGCCCGCCGCCCGTCGACATGAGCGGAGCGTCCAACACCCGCGCTTCGTCAATCTCGGACTGCTGCCGCTGCTGGATCGGGGCAAATCCTTGCCTGATCCCTGCGCGAGCCTCTGGGCTACCGGCGACACCCAGAGCCAGCATCTTGGCTGCGCTTGTAGCGTTCTGCTTCAGCCCACGGCCCAGCTCTACGAACGACCGACCGAAACCCGCTGCGATGCGCTCGCCAGTCCCCATGCTTTCTGTGGGGTCGGTGGACGGCTGCGGCTGTGGCGCCATGCGCACGCCGTCGGTCACGGCATCGAAGTTCGCGCCGGCTTCCTGATACTGCGCCCACGGACCCTCATCTGCAGGCTGTGTGGAGACGGCGCCTTGATACTGCTCCCAAGGGCCGGACATCAGATGCGTTCCCAGCTGTTCGGGTCGGCGGGGTTTCCGCCGCGGAAGCGGTAGCCATCCTGGACCGAGCCCGGAGACGGCGGAGGTCGCCTCTGTGCAGGCGCCTCGGCCTGCGAGCCCGGCCCTCCTACGGTTCGCTGGGCACGCGACAGGCTCTCGCGCTGCCGGCGAATAGCGGGTTCGATGGCGGATTTCAGGTCACGCAGAGCCGCTTTGTAGTCAGCCTCACCCTGCGAGCGATCCAAGCGCGCCATTGCCGCCGTCGCAGCAGCGCCTTCCCGCTCGGTGATCGCGCCGCCGCCCTTCAGCTGGTTGAAGGCCGCAAGGAACGACTGACCGGCGATCTGGTCGGCTCGAGCAATCAGGCCGCGCGCCTCAGTGCCAGGAATCCGGTTGATCGGGTTGATGCTGCCAAGTCCAACGATGTTCCCAAGATTTGGGTTGGTCAGCAGCGCGTCGATCGAGTCCAGCGACTGCTGCATCGTGTTGATTGCGCCCGGAGCAGCCTGCACCGTCTCGGCGGCACTCTTGACCTGGTTCAGGCCGATCTCGCGATCGATTGCGCCCTGCGTCTGGACCTGCTGCAAAGCTGGCGCATAAGAGAGTTCGACCTGTGCGCGGGCTGCCGCTTCCGATGCGGCCTTCTCTGCCGGGCTCTGTCCAACGAATGCGGATGGACCCGACACAACGCGCTGCGAGGTCTGCAACTGGTTACCGCCGGTGAACTGCTGCACCGGCCTATCGGGCATTTGCGCCGTCGACCCATCCGGCACTTCCTGGAAGGCGGCCGGGTTGGCAAGGATCTGCTGGCGCACATGGTCCGGGATGTCGTCGCCGATCTGCACGGGCATACCGTCCGGACCACTGAACTGCGTGACGCCCGGACTTGCTGCGGCGGGCTGCGGAGCCGCGCCCCCCATGCTCGCACCAGCCGGCACATAGCTTCCCGTTCGGCGATCGAACGTGTACTGCGCAGGCCGGCCATCGGGCCCGGTGATGCTGATCGTCTGCTGCGTGGCGCCCGCATCGTTCTTGCCCAGAATCTGCGTCGAGCCGTCGCGCATGATGGCGACTCGGTTGCCTGCCCCATCGACATAGGTGGACTGGACGCCCGCGCCGCCAACGCCCGCTGGGGACATTGCCACCCGTGCCTCCAGCTCAGCCCAGCCCGCATCCATGTCCGGTGTCCACTCGGTCGGTCCCGGCTTGCCCGTCAAGCGCTCGATCAGTCCGCTGCCCGCACGGAGGGCTGCGTTCACTGCGGCAGGGTTGTTCTGCTCACGTGCGCTATTGACGTACTGCACGTAGCCGCGGAGCTGCTGCGCTGTGCGGTCTTCCTGCTGGTCGAACTGGCCCTGCTGCGCTTGGGCGGCCTGTGGGCTGATCTGCGCCATCTGGCCCAGCAGAGAATTCCGCTGGTCCATCGGCGCGGTATATGCCTCGCCTGCGAGTCGACCCAATCGATTCTGCTGACCCATCTGGTGGCCCTGCATGACCGATGCGAAGTGGTTTGCCATCAGTTGCGCCCCCAGTTATTGCCAATGCCGTAGCCAACCGCGCCGCCGACGCCGGAGAGCGCGTTGTTCCAGGCATTGCCCTGCTGCCCGTAGGCGGACGCGCGTGCGTTGCCCGCCGTCATGGCGTATTGGCCCTGGTTCATTGCGTTCTGTGCTCCGAACTGCCCGATCTGGCCCGCTGTCTGCTGACCGACTCCCGCAAGGCTCGCCAGGCGGTTGTAGTAGTTGCCGTACTGCTGTGACGCGAGGCCCTGGCCGAATGCTTGCAAGTCAGCTGAGTGGCCGCCCGAGAACAGTCCTCCACGGGCTGCTGCGCTTCGGTCTGTTGCTTGCAGACCCTGGTCGAACGCGAACTTGTAGTCTGGCGACTGCTGGAAGCTGCTGAAGTCGCCAGCGTTGAGCTGCTGCATCTGCGCCAGCGCGTTCGTACCGGCGCCCATCCACGGCAGCATGTCCTGCCTGGTCTGGTCGTACTGACGCCCCGACTCGCGCGCCGCTGCGTCAGCGGCGGCTGCCTGCGCGTCCGCGCCCTTCTTGGCTTTGTTGCTCGAGATGACGCCACCGACGACCGATACGGCCGCCCCCGCTACTGCTGCCCAAGACATGCGACCTCCTGTGTGATGCGTGCCGGCAGGTCTTCCGGCTCGATGAATTGCGATTCGATGGCTGCGAGGTCTGTCTCTTCGGTCGGGTGGACGTTGAGCCATCGCACGTCGGTGTGGGCGAATCCTGCTTTCTTGCCGCCCGCCGGAGAAACAAACACGGCCGGCGCTTTCAGCCGGCGCATGCCTTCAGGCGTGGTCACCGTGATCTCGCCCTCGATGAGGACGTTTAGCGTCGAGAATCGGTGGATCTTGCCCGTCAGCACCGTGCCGGCTGGGATGAACATTTCGCGACCGTAGATGCCGTCAGCGAAGTGGTGCGTCTCACTGGTATCGGCAGGCGGCAGCTGCACAATCGCGCGCTCGAGCGCCTTTAGCTCGCCTGGCGTTGGTGCCGGTCTGTGCAGCGAACCAGTCACTGACAAAGTGCGCGCGCAGGCATTGCCCTCCGGTACTGGACCGGCCTGCATGACGTTGAGTTTGATCATCGTTCGGCCGTGATCTGCGCCGAAGCGCCCAGGATGTCGCGGCTCACCGGGTCAGAAACTCGGATCTTCAGCACGATGCTGCGGCCCATGCCGAGACGCAGCAGACGCACGCGGCGATCGAAGCGGCCCACGGCTCCAAGCGAGCGCTCGCGCCAGTTCGACCAGGTGTGGCCGCCGTCTTTTGAGTAACACAACTGGACCGTTGGAGTCATGAGTTGGCCCATTCCAGGATCGGGCATGCGTAGAAAATATCCCCGGCGGTATATGGGATCGGCATCGCTGCAGGGTGCAATGTCAGCGCGTCATCGTCGCTGTAGTAGATCCCGCCGCCTGTAGTTGCGAAAACCCACATATCTCCCACAACGTCGACACGCTTTACGTTGAACGGGAGGTTGAAGTCAAAAAACGTTATTCCTCCATCCGTGCTCCGGCATGCCTGGGTGCCGCTGTTGGCGCAGAACACGAACGTGTCGCCACTCGCGGCGCCACTTCTCATGGTAGCGCTGACACGGACGGGCATTTCCTGCCACGTTATTCCGTCGATTGTCCTGAACACTCTTCCAAGAGATCCGATCTTGACGGCTACCTTCCCATTCGTCGCGATGTGCCCGAGGGAATTGGAAGTCACCGGCCCGGCTGCTTGAAGCCAATTGACCGGGACTTCATCATCCGAATAATAGAAGCCATTGGCGGCATTGCTGTCTGCGACCCATCGACCGCTATTCAGCCTTGACACATCGCTGAACCTGGTGGTTGTGGGCCCCGGAAGCACAACTCTCGTCCACGTCAGCCCCGCATCGGTCGAGGTGTAGTAAGCATTCTCGCTTGAGGTCATGGCGGCGCACACCTCACCGAACCTTTTCAGCCTCACGAACGTCGACGCCGCAATGCTGGATATCGTGGTGTTGACGATGCTTCCGACAATATCGGGGGCTGTGAACCTCTCAAGCTGACCATCGAACGCGACGCCCGCTACAACGTCGTTCGCGAGCTGCGTGTACCCGCCGCCGTTCGATCCCAGGTTGAGATCGATATTGGGAATCCGCGTGTGCACAGAGGCGGATGCGAAATCCCGAGGGTTCGCCGATATCCACAACTTATCCTCGTAAGGACGGGCCCCAACAATGCTGGCGTCGAATGTGAGCAGCCAGGAGACAGAGATCTCCATGGAGTTTTGGACTTCGCTCCAAAGCCCCTCCGTATCCGCTGCCCGGACGACCCACGAGAATGATCCGGCCGTGATAGGAACCCCTACAAGTTCGCCCGTGTTACTCAACGTCAGCCCGGGCGGCAGAGAGCCAGATACGACAGCCACAGATTTGATCGGGTTGTCGCCAGCGATAACGGCGTACTGGAACGGTCCATAGGCCATCCCAACGGATCCTGACGGCGCCTCGCCGGAGATGGTGGGCCCGACAGGCTGGGCGGGGAATTCCAAACTCTCCGTTAGCTTTCCGCCAGTACGCATCCAAAGTTCAACAGCATCGACAGAGAACCGGGATCCGCTATTGAACGCGACCTGCGTCACTCGCTCAGAAACAAGCGGCTGATCCTCGTCCTCCAGCATGTAGTCCCAGTCGAGGACGAAGAGCTTTCCGCTGGTCGCGTCGCCGCCGATCCATTTCCCATTGCTCCGGACCAGCGAACTGAGGCGCCAGCGACGCGATACTTCATGCGTCGGGTGATAGCTCGCGCGGCGGTGCCAGAGGCCCGACGACACGTCATATCCCCAGGTCTGGCCGTCCGGGAACGTCCAGTAGGCGACGGCGTGCCCCTGGTCGGTCCAGACCATGCCGAACGCCTGCGACCAATCCAGCCCTGCGATGGCCTCTTCGATGGCGTGCGTGCTGATCCGGCGCGGCGAGTACCCGTCCAAGCGGTAGAAAACGCCGTCATCGCCCAGCCAGGCAATCGAGTTGTCGATCTTGACCGGCGTGAATCGCCCAGCGCACCCGCGGCTGATCACGACGCCCTTGGACTGGAACGTGCCTTGCGCCGCGCCGGTGTTCTCGAAGAACTGCATCGTGCGGGTGCCGAACGCGACGACCTCGTTCTGATCCGTCAGGATCGAGACGATGGGATCTGGCTGCGCCTCCGCCTCGAAGCGATCGAGCGTGTTGTACTCGGTCGCGTCAGCCAGGTCACTAAAGAACAGGAACCGACCAAACGGTTCGAGCTGCATGATGTAGGAGTTGATGAACTGAGCGACCGACGATCCGGGATAGCCCTCGTCCGTCACGCGCCGGAACGTCTGCGTCAGCGTGTTCCAGACATAGCCCCCGTTGCCGTTCACCACAAGCAGCTGATTGCCGCCTGCAATCTGGTTGTGCGCCATCGATACGCGGCCGACGCCCGGAACTGTGCCGAGCGGGATAGCCACGCCCTTGTTGCTGATCTGGTAGAGCTTGGAGCCCGAAACCACGAACAGCATGCCCTCGACATCGTGCATGCCGCGGATCGCGTAGTCCGGGCCGTCACCCACCTTCACCCATGGACGCAGGCCGGGCGGTGTACGCAGCATTGTCTGCGTCTTCGTGCCCGACACCTCCGCTGCCATTGGCAGATAGTTCACGCAGTCCTGCGCCGCCCACGAGCGGCCGCCGACGGTGTAGAAGCCGCCGATGATGTCAACTGGGGTTGCCATCAGTCGTACTCGTCCGTGCGCATGTTGTACCGGCGCGCAGGCCGGCTCAGTTTGAGCGGATTGGCGACGAGACGGTCACGGCGAAGCGCATCGATACCTTCCTGCGCCTTGGCGATAATGTCGGGCCGCAATTCGGCGCCGAACTCGGCAGAGATGGCGATTGCAAGGTTGTAGGCGATTGCCTCCTCAGCCTCCTGCGGCGCCGGCAGCGTTTCGGTGAGGGACGCCACGTCATTCCAGCCGAGCGCCATGCCGTTGGCTTCCCAGCGCCGAGCCATGGCGTTCAGAGCCTCCATGGCGATCTGCGCATCCTCGGCTTCGGGCGCCTCGGTGGCGTCGAGCACGCGATTGAGCCGCAGTGCGCGCGCGATGATCTTGGCGACAGTGGTCATCGATGCCT